CTGCGGGCACAGCCCGATGAAGTCCCTACTCCACGGTCTTCAGCACGGTAAGTGTTGGACCGTGGAGTACGAGGGTCGACCTGCGGCGATGTTCGGCGTGATCAAGTCAACCCTGGACCCCACGATCGGCTACGTCTGGCTCCTGGGGTCTAAGGATATCGAGGCGTTCCCTATCACCTTCCTACGCCAGTCGAAGGAATGGTTGGAGAAGGTCGCGGCGGACTACGACCTTGTCACTAACATGGTGGACTGTCGAAACACAGTTCATTTACGGTGGCTACGTTGGCTCGAATTTGAACTCGGTCGCGTTGTGGACCGCTTCGGGGTCGAAGAGCGACCCTTCGTCTCTGCAACCTATTACGCCTGTGAGTACCGACAAAAAGAAACAAGCTGAGTATGCGCGACGCTGGTATCATAAAAACCGCCAACAGTGTTTAGAAAGGCAGCGTCAATGGGAGAAGCGCAATCCCGGTCGGAAACGAGACTATCGTCTTCGCAGAACTTATGGCCTCACGATAGGTCAGTACGATAAGATGTTAGTTCAACAGGGTGGTCGTTGCGCTATCTGCACTCAAACCTCTTCTACTGCCCTCAACGTGGATCATGATCACTCCACCGGCGCGGTTCGTGCACTATTGTGTGGTGAGTGTAATCGAGGACTGGGAGCCTTCAAAGACAATCGCGTTACCCTACAAGCGGCCCTCAACTATCTAACAAAACATCATGTGTGATCCCGTCTCTATGGCTGTCGCGATGGCCAGTATGGCCGCCCTAAGCGCCCGCGCGCAGGAGGAAGTTGCCGACGAGAACGAGAAGCAGGCCACCGCTTCGGCCATCTCGCAGTACAAGAACGTCGAGCAACGCCAGAACCAGGAGCGCGAGGCAACCGCCATGTCGATCCGTTCGGTCGTCCGGGAAAGCCAACAGGCTCGCGGTGCGCTCCAAGCCGGGGCGGCCGGAGGCGGCGTCGCGGGCAACACGATCGAGTCGCTCTACAACGACTTCGAGAGACAGCAGGCCGAGAATACGGCGACCAAGTTGCACGACCTACGCGCCGCGGAGCTCGACCTGGCCTCGCAGCGCCTCGGCATCCAGGCCCAGCAACAAGACCGTTTCAACGCCGTCCCACACCAGAGCCCGCTTGGCGTCGGCTTGCAGATCGCCAGTGCCGCTATCGGCGGCTACAACTCGGCCCCCGCCAAACCCAAAGCCTGATCTTATGGTACGCCGTCAGCAGGTCCAAGACCTGCGCATCGACACTCAGCTCTCCCCGAGAGCTCGGCCGGTCGACACGTTCGCGAGCCCGTCCAAGGCGGGGCTCGACCTGGTCCAGGACTTCGCCGGCCTGTCCTCGTCGATCCAAGACTTCCTCCGCGCTAAGGCCGAGCGCGACAAGGAGAAGCAGCTCGCAGCGGGCCGGGCCTTCGCCGTCGAGAACCCGCAGTTTGCGGCACAGGCGCAAGCTGCCGCGGTCGAGGACCCCAAGGCGAACCGCAAAGCCTTCCGCAAGCTGGTCGAGGAAGGTAAGATCAAGCCGCTCCAAAGCCCCTGGGGCCGCGTCGGCTACTACGAGGCGGCTGCGCGTCAACTGGTGACCTCCTACCAGGCCGGCGTCTCGGCACGCCTTGAAGAGACCGCTCAGGTGGTGGGCCCCGACGGGCAGCCGCAGGAGCCGGCCGACATCGAACAGATCATGCAGGAGGAGTACGCCAAGATCGCGGACAACCCGGTCTTGCAGAACACCTACGGCCGCGATGCCGCGATCGGGTTGCGAGAGCAGTTCGACGCCAAGGCCCGCCTAGCGGCTTCCGAGCTGCGCTTAGACGCCGAGGACAAGTTCCACCGCTCCAACCTGACCAAGGAGATGGCGCAGAAGTTCGACGAGGTCGCCATGGCGGACGATGTCACGCCTGACATGCTCCAGGGACTGAGCGCCCACGTTCAGCAGGCGATGACCGAGAAGACAGTCAAGGACCCCCGCGGGCTGGTGCTGGACGCCTTGCGGTTGTCCGTCGCTCGCGCGCGTCGCGCCGAGGGCGGCGCCGAGTCGGCCCTACTGCTCCTCGAAGACGCCGAACAGCTCAAGGTAGAGGGCCTGGCCCTGCGCGACGACCCCGAGACGGGCCTGGCTATCGAACAGCTTCGCGATGACCTCATCGCTCAGCAGGACCGCGATCGCGTCCGCGAGGCGCAGAAGCCCGACCTGGAGGTCAAGGCTGCCGTCGACGCTCGGGAGGGGGAGTGGATCACCTCCTTCACCGAGACCCTCGACTCCGGCGCCTCCTACGCGGCCGATGTGGCTGAGGAAGAGGTCCGGCTCAAGGCCGAGGTGACCGACCCCAAGCTGCGCGGCATCCTGCTTCAGAAGCTGCGCGAGACCGCCAAGAAGGTCGAGGAGTCGCAGTCGACCACCCCCGGCTTCCTAAAAGATTTCCAGGCCAGGATCGTGGCCGGGGACGTGGAGGGCGCACAGGCGTACTATGAGGCGGGCCTGACCGATCCCAACATCGCTATCCTGCCTAAGGACCTGGCCGCCATGAAGGCCGACCTGGCGCAGGCCGCGTCGCTGGAGCCCCTCATCGAGGGCTTCGGCCCGCGCAACGAGGCCCTGGAACGCCTCAAGGCCAAGGAGCAAGAGTTCTCTCAGTATGCGTCGGACGTCGACGTCGAGTGGCGCATCCGGGTCCGGGGCGAGGTCGAATCCTTCAACCGCGATTACTACGCCTTCGCCGCCAGCCTCCGGGGGCAGCCCAACGCAGAGCAGCAGCTTAGGGAGTTCATCAATCAGCGCGAGGTACAGATCAACACCGAGACCACCAAGTTCCGCGAAGGTCAGACGCAGCAGCGCCAGGAGTTCCTGGACCAGCTGCGCGAGCTCAACGACAAGGGGCAGGACGGCCGGGAGTTCATCGAACGCGCCTTTGCCAAAGGCAAGATCGGGTCGCAGGAGAAGCAGCACTACCTTCAGCAGAACGAGACGGCCTCGGACCGGGACGTCCTCTACAAGCGCGAGAGCGTGCAGGACGCCGAGTCGCGGCTGTACAACCAGGCCCTGAACGAGGGTAAGGTGGAGGGGGAGCCTACGACTCAACAGGACTTCGAGCGCGCCAGCGACGCCGTGTTTCAGTTCCGGCGCCAACTGGACCTCTGGATCGACACCAACCGCGCCACAACCGACCCCCGGCAGTTCCCCCGCTCGCTAGACGGCGCTGTGCCCGAGATCCTCGACGAGCTACAAGGGACAACCCCAGAAAGCAGCGCGACCGAGGAGGCTCTCAAGGCGGGCAAGAGCATCCCGGAGGCGCAGAAGATCGCGGTGGACCTGGCCGCAGCGCGGCAGAAACACGCCGATTGGAACCTCCGGCTTCAGGACCCTGCCCCGTTCCGCGGCGACGAGCCCCTACTGGGTCGGCACCCCAAAGTCAAGCGTGACACCTACTCCAACTACGGCCGGTTCGTGCAGCGCAACCCTGTCCGTCGGACCGAGAGGTACGAGGTGGAAGACCGGTTCGCCTCGGAAGTGTTCAAGTTGAGGGACGACCCCGACCGGGACGCAGCCGCGATGAGCATGTACCGCCTGATCGGGGTTCCGGCGCAGGCCGTGCTCGACGGCAAGATGACCGTGACCCGGTCGCGGCAGTTCCGGGAGACCAGCGAGTCAGCTAGGACGGCTAAGCGGGCCGAAGCGTTGAAGCGCGTGGGGATGACCCGCATCGGCAGCGTGGGGGCCTTCGGGCCTGTCAACATCGACGAGCTGCTGGCACAGCACGCCGCCTTGGTCAACGAGTCCGCGGAGATCACGGTGCGACCCGAGGACGTCGACCCGTACGCGACGCCTATGTGGCCTACCGTGCAGACCATGCGTAACGACGCGGCCCAACGCCCCGAGAAGATGGAGGCGCTCCGCAAGAAGTTCAACATCCCCGACGATCCTGGCGCCATCCGAGAGTGGATGCAGGCCCAGACCGACGCTATCAACCGCAACCGGGCGAACCCCGAAATCTGACATGGTAAACTGGTCTGATGAGGAACTCTTCGCGGACCTAGCGCCGACCCCGGTGCAACCGCGGACACCCGAGCCGCCCGTCGAGTCTGCGCCCCGAGCACCGGGTAAGCTAAGCTTCCTAGACCGAGCGACCGACGCCGTGCTGGCCGTCCCGCGCGGCGTTGAAGCAGCGATCCAGGACACCTACGGCTTGGCCGACGCTATAGTCGGGGACGCCCTACCGGACTACGACGAGCGCGTCTTCGGCACATCTCGGACGGCCCTCGGCGGCTTCATGGAAGGCGCGGTCAACTTCGCCACCGGCTTCGTACCGATCGGCGGCGCCTTGAAGTTCGCCTCCACCGCTGGCAAGCTCGGGCGAGCGGCCAAGCTGTTCGCCACCCCGGTACGCCGTGGCCTGATCGCCGGAGCTCTCACCGACCTCACCGTCTTCGACGGCCACGAGGAGCGCTTGTCCAACCTGATCCAGAACATCCCGATCCTGGCCAACCCGGTCACCGACATCCTCGCCGCCGACGAGGACGAGTCGGAGCTGCGCGGCCGTCTGGAGCAGGTACTAGAAGGGCTCGGGGCGGGGTACATGATCGACACGATCTTCCGAGGGGTCAAGGCCGTCGCCGCGGGGCGCAAGGCGCGCAAGGCCGCCCTGGACGCGGGCAAGGGAGCCGAGGAAGCCGCCAGCGCCGCGGTAAAGGCCCTCAAGGCCGAGCTGCCCGACGAGGAAGCCCGGCAGCTCCTGAACACTGCCAAGGACGAGGACGTGGCCCGCGGCCTAGAACCAGAGCCCGAGGACTCGTGGTTGAACGGTCCCGAGACGGACGCCTTGCAATCCGCGGCCGAGCACGCGGACCCTGCCGTTGCGCCGCCCCCGCCTAGCAAGCCGACCGTGCCACCCGAGCTGCGGCCCGAGACCGCGACGACGTCCGCCGCCTCCGAGGCCGACTTGCTGGTGGGCTTGGGAGTCGACCAGGCGAAAGTCAATGACTTCCTGGTCGGCATCGCCGAGCGGCGAGAGGCTGGGATGAAGGCTAAACTCAACCCCCGCGACCTGTCGACGGCCTCGCTGATCGCGAACGAGCTGGAAGCGACCGACCTCAACTTGAGTCACTGGGGTGGCCCGCTGTCGGGCTTGCAGGCTGTTCGCGTCATGGAGGGGCTTGCCGAGCACGCCGCCAAAGCCGACATCGCCAACCTAAAGAAACAAGGCTTCCTCAAGCAGGGTCTGGACGAGCGCGCGGAGAAGACCCTAGCGGAGCTGGCTGACATCGCGCACGCCTCCCCAGAAGAACTTGGTAACCAACTCCTACGCTCGATCAAGGAGACGGGCGACCCGGTCGACCAACTGATCCGCGCTAACGCCCGCGCCGAGATGTTCCGTGGAGCGATGAATGCCTACAGCAAGCAAGCAGGCAAGCTGGCAGACGTCATCCTGCGCGGCGAGGGTAGCGATAAAGACATGGTGCGATTCGCCGAGGTCGTCGGTTTCCTGAAAGAGCTGACCCCGGCTATTCGCGGCCTACGCACCGAGACGGGACGGGCGTTGCGGACGTTGGGGACTAAGCCACTCGACCTGCCGCGTAACTGGACCGATGAGTTGGACACGGTCGGAGGTCGTAACGTGATGCTGCGTACAGCAAAACTGTTCAAGGAAGCCTTGGACGGCTCCGGTGCCGCCGGGGTTACCAAGCTGCTCAAGCAGAAAGGCTTCTGGGGTTGGACTCACGAGTACCGATACTTCGCCATGCTGTCGGGTGCGAAGACGCCCGTGATGACCCTGTTGTCAAACTTAGCCAGCACGGTCTACCGCCCGTTCGAGCTAATGCTGGGCGGCGCCTTGAGTGCGAGGTCAGACGTCGTCGCGGACGCCTTCCGGGAGATCACGGGACTCGCCTACTTCGCTCCGGAGTCCTTCAAGGCCGGCAAGATCGTGGCCATGGGCGGCGACCACATCCTAGAGCCGGGCTCGCGTACCCTAGGTGAGCTGTCCACGAACGCGGAGCGTCGGGCCCTGTACCAGGTCGAGCCGGAGGACTCGGTGATAGCGACCGGTGCTAAACACCTATCTCGACTGTTCTCGATACCCGGCAACCTTCTCGGCGGCGTCGACGAGATGGCCAAGCAGATGACCTACCGGACCTCCGCGCGGGCTATGCTCATGCGAGAGGCGTCCAAGCGTGGCCTGGACCCGGAGGCGATGTCGAAGTTCGTCGCGGACAACATGGAGCTCCTCGTCGACCAAGGGCAAGCCTTGTCGACCAAGAACGTCCTAGACCGCGGTTTGCTGGCCGCCCGGCAGCGCGGCATAACCGACCCGCGCTCGGCTTCAGACTTTGCGCAGAAGTGGGCCGGCAGTAAGATCGAAGCCGGCGAGATCAGCTTCTCCGCGCTCTCCGCCCTGGGCGGCAGCGCCATGAAGTACGCTAACGAGGTGGCCGCCACGACCCCCCTTCGGCCAGGAAGCTTCTCTGCCCGCCTAAACTCGATGGCACTCAACCACCCGACATTCCGGTTGATCATGCCCTTCATCAGAACGTCCGTCAACCTTACGACGTCTGCGGCGCAACGCCTGGACCTCCCGGGCGTGGCGAAGGTCATGGCGCTCAAGATGGCTCCCGAGCGCTTCGCCTCCCTCCGCAACAGCCAAAGTCGCTTCGTGCAGGACATGTTGTCCGGGGATGTCAGGCGCTCCGCCGAAGCGAAGGGGCGGATCGCGGCCGGCATCGGGGCACTCGCCACCACCTACGTCGCCGCCTCGTCCGGCCGCCTCACAGGCGCCGGCCCGCGCGACCTCGAACAGCGACGCTTGCTGGAGAACGCCGGGTGGCAACCGTACTCGATCCGGGTCGGTGAAAAGTACCTCAGCTATGCCCGCTTCGACCCGTTCGCTATGGTGTTGGGCTTAGCGGCGGACATGGTCGACGGAGCACGGTACGCGGAGGAGGACGACCAATCCGAGCTAGAAACAGTAACGTATGGTTTGCTGGCCGCGGTCGCTAACAACTTCGCCAGCAAGACCTACATGCAGGGACTGTCTGAGACGATGCAGATGCTGACGAGCGCTGGGGATGACGAGAAGATCGTACAACGCTACGTCCAGCGGATGGCCGCCAGCTTCGTCCCCAACATCCTCAAGCAGGGCCTGGTGGACCCCACCGACCCCGTTATGAGGGATGTGCGCGGTCTGTGGGACGCCCTCCAAGCTAAACTGCCGGGGTTGAGCGACAACCTCGAACCGTACCGCAACCTGTTGGGGGAGCCGATCTTGCGCCCCCAATCACTTGGGGCTACGCCTGACCAAGCCTTCGCGGTCGCCAACGCGGTGCTGCCCGTCTCCTACCGGCAGGTCAGCAACGACCCAATCAACCGAGAGCTGGCCCAACTCAGCTACGGCTTCAGTCCGCCTAAGCGCATCAAGGACGGTCTAGAGCTCACCAACATTCGCTCGAAGCGCACCGGACAGAGCGCCTTCGACCGCTGGGGGGAGCTGCACGGCAGTGTCAAGGTCGGAGGCAAGTCGATCCGGTCCGCCCTCACCGACCTCCTCAAGTCGCCCTACTATCAGTCGCTAAGCCCGGTAAGTAATGCCGACGCTGAGTCGCCTCGCGTGTCACTCGTACGAGGCGTCATCTCGCGTTACCGCCTCGCCGCGTGGCGACAGGTCCTGCAAGAGTTCCCGGCGATCCGGCAGCACCAGCAGGAAGTCACGAGGAAGCAAAGACTCCAGCAACTCACGGGCAAGCCACAGTCCCGCAGCCTTCTCGGCCGATCCCTCGCTAACCCCTTTGAGGCCTTGACCGGCCAGTAAACACATGGCTCTCTCTCGCGTCGCCTACACCGCAGCCCCGGCGCAGACGGTGTTCGCAATAACTTTCCCGTCCCTATCCAGCGACCACATTCACGTCTTCGTCGACGAGGTGGAGCTGACGCAGCCGACTGAGTTCACGGTCAACTCTGCGAGAACGCAGGTCACCTTGGTCACCCCCGCGACGGGCGGCGAGTACGTCGAGATCAAGCGGGTCACCCCGACCGATCCGATCGTGGACTGGATCGAGGGGTCGAGCATCTTGGCCGAGGACCTGGACACCATGTACCTCCAGCTCGTCTACCAGCACGAGGAGACCCAGGACGACTCGGCAGAGAGCTTGCAGCTCCTGGACGACGGTAGTGGTAACTGGGACGCGGAAGGTAATCGGATCACCAACGTCGCGGACGCGGTCGACCAGCAGGATGCGACAACGCTGGCGCAACTACAGGCGGCTGCCATCGTGGCCGGAAACCTGCCGCCGGTGACCGGGGCGGACAACGACAAGTTCATCCAGGTCAAGGCGGGCGCGTGGGTCACCCGGACGCCCGCTCAGGTCGAGGCGGACATCGGCGTAGACACCTTGCAGACGCAGATGGCTGCGGCGCAGGCGGCGATCACCGCGCTCCAGGCGGGCCGTCCGATGATTCGCGCCAACGTCACTGCCACGGTGGTGCAGTTCAGCGCGTCGGGCACCTGGTACGAGAGCGCCGGGACCCGACTAGACTTCGCCGCCGGCACGGTGATCGAACACAACAACGCGACCCCGCACTATACCCTCGGTACGGACACGATCACGCTTGAAGAGGACGGCACCTACCTGCTAACCGTCAACGTCAGCTTCGTCAGCGCCGACGCGGGACCGCTGGTCACAGAGCTCCTGTGGCGGCTGACCGACGGCACGGACGGTCCGGCCCAGGTGTCATACTACAACGGCGCGTTGGCCACTTTGGCTACCAACGACGCACCGCCACACGAGCCCCGGTACAGCGAGACGGCCGTGCTGAAGGTCGTGGTCAGCGGGACGCCTAAAGTGCTGGTCCTGCGCGCTAAGGTCAACCAAGCTGCCGAGCCGATCGACGTCGAAGCGCAGACCTTCGTCCTGGTGGAGCAACTCGCATGAACGAAGAGACGGAGATCATTCGAGCCCTCGGACGCTTGGAGGCCAAGGTGGATAGCCTGATGTTGTTCCAAGCGGACATACAACACCGGGTTGGCAGCTTAGAGCGGGCCTGGTCGAAAGTCTTAGGCGCTGCGGCCGTCGTTGCGGCGCTGTCCTCATACATCATGACCAAGATTGGAGTCAAACCGTGAGTCAAGAACCCGACGACGCTGACCAGATGGAAGCATCCCGGCAGCACCTTATCCGGCTGCACAAGGCCATCTGCGAGAAGCTGGCCAACAAGGCCGAGCTGGACTCCCTGACGCCTGCGGAGCTCAAGGAAGCACGCCAGATGCTCGCCGACAACCGTATCCGCACCGACGCCCCCGGCTTCAGTCGCGCACGCGGCCCGACGTTGGTTGATGGCCTGCCCTTCCGCCAACCCGACGAGGAAGGTGGCGAAGAGTACCGTGAGGCGGTCGGGCTGTAGCGCGTGGTCTCTTACCGAGCCCTCATCGACCGCTACCCCGAGACCGCGGCGTTCGACGGCGACCTGCGCAACCTGGTCTACCGAGCCTGGCAGATCCTCGGCCTCCCCGAGCCGACCGATATTCAGTACGACGTAGCGCAGTTCCTCCAACGCGGTCCCGACATGAGCCGTTGGCCGCACGAAGCGCCTAACAACCGCGTCATGGTCCAAGGCTTCCGCGGGTTGGCCAAGTCGACCCTGACTTCCACGCTCATCTGTTGGGAGTGGTTGTGCGACATCGATGCGCCTGTGCTGTCCGTTAGCGCTACGTACGACGATGCGGCGACGATGTCGCAGCTCGTGCTGGCCCTGCTCGACGGCGTACCGGAGCTCAGGCACCTGGCCCCATCCCGGGAGCAGCGCTCGTCCGTGAAAGCTTTCGACGTAGCTGGCCGACACCCCAGCAAGGCGCCCAGCCTGAAGTCTGTCGGCGTATCGGGCGGACTGGTCGGCAGTCGCGGCAAGATGATCGTAGCGGACGACCTGGAGACAGAGTCCAAAGCCTACACTCAAGGCGGTCGGGACCGCATCGAGGCCGCCAGGAAGCAGCTAGACTCGATCGTGCTGCCGGGCGGGCGCCTAGTCCTCCTCGGCACCCCTCAGACCGAGCTGTCGGTCTACGTGGACCTACCTAAGAAGGGCTTCAGCGTCCGCGTCTGGCCGGCGCGGTATCCACCCCTCGACCAGATAAACCGCTACGCCTCAGGCGAGCTAGCCCCGACCGCGGCGGCGCCTAGCGTTGAAGGCGGCGCGCAAGACCGCCGCACGGCTCCCCCCGGTGACGATCGGCTCCCCCGCGGGGGCACTGCTCTTGGTGAGGACGTCCCCGCCAGCCGCGACCTGGTCAACCCTGCCGGGCAACCTCTCGGTCTTGACAGCCTCGGTAGCCCGCTCCTCGGCGAGGGTCTCGTAGTAGTCCCGCCCGAGCCGTTCCAGTCGGGCTGCCGGCGTCTGGCTCCCCTGATCTTGCAGCGCCTGTTGGACGACCCCAGCCTCGCCGGAGGCAGCCTCAGCGCCCGCTTCCCCGGTCAGCCGACCGAGCCCGGCCGGTTCAACGACGACGACCTGCTCCGCCGCGAGCTCAGCATCGGGGCCAGCACCTTTGCCCTGCAATTCTTGCTGGACACGACGCTCAGCGACGCGGACCGTTACCCTCTGAAGCTTGCCGACCTTGTGGTGATGGACCTCGACCTGGAGACTGCCCCCGACAAGGTGTCCTGGGGCGGAGGACCAGACCTCGAAATCCGTGACCTGCCCCTCACCGGCCTGGAAGGAGACCGTTACCATCGGCCGGCAGCCATCTCGGCGGAGCGCAGCCCCTACCAGGAGTCGGTCCTCTACGTCGACCCCGCGGGGCGCGGCCAGGATGAGCTGGCCTTTGCTGTCGTCAAGCACCTCCACGGTCGCTTGTACCTGTCCGACTGCCAAGGTTTCTCCGGGGGCTATCAGGGTGACGCGCTGAAGCGCATCGCGGAGACGGCTAAGGTCCATAAGGCTAACCGGGTGCTGGTAGAGACTAACTTCGGGGACGGGATGTTCGAGGAGCTACTGCGGCCGGTGATGATGGCGATATACCCCTGCACCGTCGAAGGGATACACAGCGTCGGGCAGAAGGAGCTCCGGATCATCGACGTGCTGGAGCCCGTCATGAACCAGCACCGGCTCGTGGTAGACAGGGGTCTTATCCTCAGGGACCAGAAGTACGACCCGGCCAGGGGGGACAAGGGGCACCTGTACCAACTGTTCTACCAGATGACCCGGCTGACCCGAGAGCGCGGGGCGCTGGCTCACGATGACCGGATCGAGGCCGTGGCCGGCGCGGTAGGTTGGTTCAGTGAACGCATGCGGCAGGACGAGGTCAAGGCCGCCGTCCAGGGGAAGGCCAGGCGGTACGAGCGCGAGGCCCGAGCTTGGTTGGCCAAGGCTGTCTTCGGCGGCAAGGAGGGGAAACCGAACACCCTGGAAGCGGTGGTCGGGAAACGACGTCCGGGACCCAGCCGGAAGCGAGTCAAGCCGGGCCGGCGCCGATAGGCGCTGAACCAGCTCTACGATGCCGTAGACCACCGCGTCGACGACCACGATCACGATGACCCACGAGGCCACGCACAGGAGCAGCCAGACGAGTAGGGAACGTAGGCGGTTCGATGACATAGTAGGCTCCTTAGTCGAATGACATAATATGTCGTTCGACGACATAAATCAGTACTCGATGCCTTGGGTGACCGGCCGGCTCTTACCGTCCGGGGTGCGAATCACAGCCCCCCCGGTGCAGCCCTTGATGACCACGTTCTTCATGTCCTTGCCAATCTCGATCACCCCGCGGGGGAAGTGTGCCCGCGTGATCAAAGCCCCAGCCCCGCTCATCAGGTAAACCAGGGCCCGGTCGGGCTCCGCATAGTCGAAGACTCCGCCGTGAATCTCCAAGGTCGGCGCCTTACCCCGCATGAGTAAGGCCCGCATGTGTTGGTCCGAGCTCATCCCGTTGTCCAGTCCGCGGGTCACCTGGCAGTTCTCCAGCAAGTAGTGACCCGCCTCCCGATACAAAGCGAAGGCATAGGACGGCCGGTCCCCGTATGGCTGCCCACACTCGCGGGCCCAGCAGCGGCGCCAGGTGACGTCCTTCATCTGGCTGCGGTCGTAGCCCGTCGGCCACATATTGGCGCCGCTGGACGTGAACTCGCGGTCCTCAATCTGCCATCCCTGCGAGCCGGCCTCGGACGTGCAGTCGACGAACTCGTAGCCGCCGGGTATCTCCCAGTAGAAGGCGTGCTCGTTGTGAGCCGTGGCGTAAACCCGGTCGGCGCGACCAGACATGATGCCGATGCAGTGGGCGCCCCACTTGTTTCCGGGGTGGGTGTTGCCGTTGATGAAGCAGTCCTTGAAGGTCAGGTTCGTGTGACCAACTCCGGCCGGCATCGTCTGGAAGACCATCGTGTAGGACGACGAGAAGGTCGTGTTCTGGAAGGCTTGCCCATCTGAGGCTCCCTTGACCTGGAAGTTCTTGGTCAGGACGGTCTGGGAGGCCAGGGGGGACGGAGAGGACAGATAGATGGTCATAGCGTAAGCTTACTCAAGCTTCCTGGGGTTGTCAAGGTCCATCTTGGCCAGCTTCCTGGGGTTGTCAAGGGCCATCTTGGTCAGCACCTTGGCGGCCGCCTCGTAGCGGACCTTGAAGCCCTCCAGGTTAGCGACCGCCCGGCGATGAGCCTTTACCAAGGCGGCGAGTGAGCCGCCCGCCTTGGACCGGCGCTGGCGTAGGGTCACTTTTTTCAGCACCCAAGCCAGGGCGTTGTCGAGCTCAACGAAGTAGGCCACCGGGATCGGTCGGCCCTTCTTAGGCGCTCGGTAGACGACGACGGCATGCTCATCCCAGCCTAGGAAGAATTGACCAACCAGGGGGATGCCCGGCGGCGGTAGCTTGGGGTCTTCAGGTTCAGGCGGTAACATCACTCCAAAATACTCGGGTCAACCCGAGGTGTCAAGGGTCGCTCCTAAAACAGCCTTTTTGACCCCATTGGCGACCCCGCCAGAGGGGGGTACCTACGCTAGGATCAACGCAGCGGAGGGGGGCCTGTACTCCCCTACCGACCCCCCCTGTCCGCGTGCATCCTAGCGAGTTATAGCTAATTTAGGGAAATTTTGTCCATACCTAAACTAACCGGCTTGGTGGCCTGTCCATGAAGCAGCACCCCGACAGGCCCCCAACCACTGAGCTCAACAGCTCGCCGGCCTTGTCGGGGACCTGCTGCCCCCTACCTCGTCACCCGTCCATGAAGGGGCCCCCTACTAATTGCAACCTTAGTTACTCCCGCTCAGTCTTTACTAGTCTTTATCTAGCAATCTAGTAGCTACCTTGGTTACCTAAGGCTACCTAGTGCTACTGAAGAACATCACCTACAGCTAGACAAGGCTACCTAAGGCTACCAAGTAGCCCTCTCGGTCGCGTCCTAGCCGCCCCCCCGCCCCGAGCCGAGGTCACTACTAGGGCGGGCACTTCGGCACCCTAGTTCCAAGCTAGCGGGGGACCGTGAGCGGCACCGCCGCGAACCCAACATTTACCCCGTGTAAAGATTCCGTAAAGGTGCACATGCGCTTCCCCCTGCTCCTGCGCGTCGGCTCCCGGTTGATCAAGGTTCGCCTGAAGGAGCCCTCGGCCAACACCGGCAAGAACCGGGAGCTGGTCGGGGAGTTCGCTCACACGGACGCTGGCTACGAGATCAGGGTAGCACCTGGCCTGTGCCGCCGAGAGCGGAGCCT